AAAATACTGGTGCTTGCTATAAACCAGCATCATACAAAGCACCTGCTGTGGGTATTAGATTCTGGATCAATCAACTAGCAGATAATCCTGAAATCTGTGATCCTTATGGTAGTTTTTTATATCTGAGATAAAGTTAGTAACCTCCAAAAGTCCACCATACTGTAAGCACACACACATCATGAACAACTCTTCTCAAATCCTTCGTGAACTCCAAGACCTCAAAAAGACCTGGAAGATTCAGAACTTCAACCTCACTCAAGCACAGCAGGAACGCTATGATGAATTGATGGGTCTTCGTCGTGCCTTCATTCAACATTGGAAAGAGACAGATCGTGTCTGGATTGGTCCCTCTAATGCAGGCAAGAACTTTGCTCAAGAAGAAGAAACTGCTGAGGTTTGATCATGACTTTTATTTGTAAAGGTGCCTGGATTGATTCAAAAGGTCGCAGGCACAATTTTGAAATTGAATCTGACAGAGCAGAGCGTAGTTTCATTACAGAACTTGTGGAAGCACGTTATCCTGCACATAAGGTTATTATCAACTCAGTCAGACAACCACCCTCTCCACATATCACCAACTTTCAAGGATACCAAGGACAACCTCACTAAATCATGGATTTTCGCATTGCTCAGTGTGTGCTTGGTGCTCAAGAACCCACTGAATTGGAGAAACCCTTTGTTGATCTCTTAAAGCAACATCTTGCTCTTGATAATAACAAATTGAGAGAAGATTTTGTATGCTCATTGTTGGGTTATACACCATCTTATGGTGGACAAGGTTACCCTGATGGATATAAACCTGATGGAACATGTGTAGACAATAAATCTGGTCCTCACATTGTATTTCCTGATGGAGGATTGACCATTGCCAAAAAGATTGACTGGGATGTTCTTGTGCATCAGTTCACAGATAATGGTGAATTGATCTATGTTGCAGAAGTTAAAGTCATTGACATCATTGACGAATTGGTGGAAAGTGCTATACTATTAAAAAGAAAAGGTTCTAGAGTTTCACCCATATGTCATCACACTTCATGGGTGCATAAACCATCTGCTAAGGTTCTGTATAAGAATCAAGAACTATTTGAAAGAAAGAAGAATGGTGGTTTCAGGAAGTTCTATAACTTACTCAACCAACTCCCTTCTAATTGAATATGAGGTGCTAGATTGGGAAGAATAATGTTAGTTACCTCTAAACGTCCACTATAATACAAGCACACTTTTGATGATCACTCTTCGTCCACACCAGCAGACTGCCCTTGATGCTATGCGTCAGTCTGCACTGGGTCAAATCATTGTCCCCACTGGTGGTGGTAAGACTCTGATTGCAATTATGGATGCTGTGAAGCGTTTTGAGGTCAATGTTCCTCGCAACATTGTTGTTGTCTGCCCTAGGATTCTCCTGATTGAGCAACTCTCTTCTGAGTATCTTGAGCATGTGACTAATGCTAATGTCCTCCATGTTCACAGTGGTGAGACAAAGCATTTCAGAACTACTAAGTCTGATCGCATCAAACTGTTTGTAGAGATGTGCAACACAGTGCGTGAGCATACTATTATCTTCACCACTTATCACTCTCTTCATCGTATTGTTGATGCAGATATTGCTGTTGATACAATCTACTTTGATGAGGCACACAACAGTGTTCAGCGTCACTTCTATCCCTCCACTGAGCACTTCAGTAAGAAGGCAGATCGCTGCTACTATTTCACTGCCACACGCAAGACTTCTGTCACCACTAACAAACCAGGCATGAACTGGGTTGATACTTATGGTCAGGTCATTGCACGTGTCTCTGCTCCCATACTTGTGGATGGTGGTTTTATTCTTCCTCCCAAGGTCAAGGTGATTGAGATGGACAAGTATCCTGTCAAGGCAGTCACTCCTTGTATGGATTCACGCAATGTCCTTGCATCTATTGATGAGATTGCAATCAAGAAAGTGTTGGTCTGTGTCAAGACTACCAAGCAACTTATCAATCTGTTCCAGACAGATTTTGCTGATCAGTTGTCTGAGCGTGGTTATTCTTACCTCTACATCACATCAAAGACTGGTGCAGTTGTTGATGGTAAGAAGGTCAACAGAGAGAAGTTCTTTGAGATCTTGAATACTTGGGGCAAGGATCCTGACAAGAAATTTGTTGTCCTGCACAGGTCAATCCTGTCTGAGGGTATCAACTGCTCTGAACTTGAAGGTGTTGTCTTCCTCAGAAATATGGATGCTATTGAGATGGCACAGACCATTGGTCGTGTGATCAGGGTAGGATCTGAGGCAAAGACTTATGGTTGCCTTTGTGTGCCTGTCTATTCAAATGTTGGTGTCTCCACTGAGAAGGCATTGCAGAGAGTTGTTGACATTGTATTTGAAAAAGGTGAGATGCTTGACAGTGTTGTCAAGCGCTGATATTATTAAACTGTAGTTGCTTCGTGCACAATCATGGAACTAAAAAACAACATTGTCCCTATTCCTAAAAAAGGAATCAGTCAAAAATTATTTAATGAGATTGTAGATCTTCTCCCAAGTCCTCCCCAAAGACCAGGATTTAAGTTCTCTCATTATGGAGTAGTATCTCTCTCACAAGTTAATACACAAGATAAGGCAAAAAATATTGCAAATAGTGTAAGAGTTCGTTTTGAAACTAAATCCAATGATGATGATACTTTAAGAATTAGTCTCGCAAAAGGTTTAGATATCACTAAATTTCCACCTACATTGTATCCTAATTTTAATGCAGGTGATGGTTTTAATAGAATCAGAGATTTAAGATCTCTTGGTTATGAACAATGGATTTTTGCATTTTATGTACCTAATGAACAATCAAGAAATGAATTTCAATCATCTAATGAAGATGCTCTTGAAGACTTTAGGATGTCATTAAATGCCAATGATGGCAAAAGACCATGTTCTCAAGATGAAATTTTAGAGCATGTTAGGAAGAGGATGACAGAAAAGTGGGATAAAACCAAGATTAAAAAGTTTATTCACTCACTTGATTTGAATCTAAGTGGGTCTAAAGTTGATGGGATTTCAAACACCATTGATAGAGAGAGGAAGAGAAAAGGAGTTGTTAAACCAATCTCAGCAGATGAGGCAGAGGAATTTATTCAAAAAAATAGTAAGGGTGCATTGTATTTTAACACAAAATCAGGTGCTAGTGTTGCAAGAACAGCAGTTTCAGTGGTAAAATCTTTAATTGCACCCAATTCTCCTGCTGTACCTGTTAAAGTTTGTACTTTTTCCACCAGTGCGTGCTCACATGAACAAATTGATGATCATCATGACAAAGCAGTTGAAGATCTTTATTCACTTGTTGATGAGTTGATTGAGTTTGGATTAAAAGCAGCATCAATGAAATGTCAAGGAATATCTCCTGTTGAAATTATTGGATCAGTCCCTCAAAAGATCATCAAAGATCAAAAAATGCCTACAAAAATTGTTCAATATGGGTCTAAAAAAACAACCAACTAATTCACACATTCTTAACCCTAACCCAGGACCATTATCCTTCACTGTAGGTGATTGGGATAATGGTGATTTATTCTATGCAGCAGTTCCTGTTGCTGGCAGCAAGACTAAACTTGCTATTGTGTATCAAGGCAACATCTTGAAAGTATGCAGAAATAGACAATCTGCCCTCAGTTTCATAGATAAGCACAAAAGCAGTAAGAAGAAATGAAGAAGAGAATTAAGCATCTAAGTGATCTCCAAAAGCATGTAGAATCACTGGTAAAAAAGCATGGAGGCACAGCACCTTGTGCTGCATGGGTTATTACTAGAGAGGATTTTGTGACAGTTGGCACCAATGAAAGAGACACATTAGTGAGTAAGGATGAGGCACAACAAATGATTGATGATATGCACCTTTTTGAATACAACTTCATTGATGACCATCTTAAGAGAATTATTCAAAATGAGAAGACAAATCGCAATCTATAATTGTTAGTAACCTCCAAATGTCCCCTATAGTGTAACCACCAAAAGATTATGACTCAGACCCATATTGAACACCCAGAAGATCTCATCCTCACAGGTGATCTTAATGTCTTCAATATCCTCTATGATGTTGCTTCTATTTCTATGAAGATGGATGGTATCTCATTAGTTTGGGGCACCAATCCTGCCAATGGTAAGTTCTTTGTCTGCACCAAAGCAGCATTCAACAAGCAGAAGATTCGTCTCTGCTATACACAGGAGGACATTGATATCCACTTTGGTCATCAACCAGACCTGGCAGACAAACTATCATTTTGTCTGACACATCTGCCTAGGACTGATAACATCTATTGGGGTGACTTCCTGGGTTATGGTGGTGCCAAAGTTCTCAAACCTAATACCATTTCTTATGTTTTCCCAGAGGAGATTGATGCCTTCCTAGTGATTGCACCTCACACACTTGTGCAACCATTTGATGGTCCTTTGTGTGATGCAGTTTGTGATCCTCTTGCTGAGGTATTTGATGACACAAATGCCATCAAGTGGGTACAACCCTCTGTGGATAGGTTGTATGCCCCTGCAACCCCTCCTAACATCAATGCAGATGCAATTCCCTTCCTGAGTAAGAAAGAGGCAGAGATTGCCAAAAAGTCTATCAACAATGTCATCAAGTCTGGTCAGGAGTTGACTGACTCTATCCTGACTGAGATCCTTGGTTCAGTGCAACTTGCTAATCTGTATCAGTTGGTGATTGAAATCAAGGATGATTTGATGGACAGTATGATTGTCACTGATGCACCTAGATCTTTTATCTTTGATGAGGTAGAAATTGATGGTGAGGGTTACATCTTCAGTTCAGAGGATTATGGCACAATCAAACTGGTTGATCGCCCTTGCTTTGCTTATGCTAACTTCACCAGTGGTAAGTTTCAATGATTAAAGACATTATGACATCACAAAGGGCAAAATCACTGCTTCTTTTGAGAGATGGATTCAAACAAGATTTTGCAATGAAAGTATTTGAATCTGAGAAATTCTTTGAACTATTGCAAGAATTATCAATTGATTTTGTAGATGACAACATTCCTGTTGTAGATGATGATGTAAGACATGATCTTGCATTTCTCCTCTGTGAATCAATCAAACTTGGTAATTACTGACAATTAAAGTTAGTAACCTCCAAATGTCCCCTATAGTGTAAGCACACACACCACAAATGCCTAACACTGATCTCCTCCTCAAATATGAACAGGGCATCATCAATGATGATGACTTTCTGACACTGTTCCAAGAAATCTTTGACACCAAAGCATATCAATGGTTGCAGGGTCATTATGGTCGCACCTGTGAGGCACTTTACAATGAGGGTCTTATCAAATGAGTTATCCTCTTGGCATTGATAACCCAATCATTGTAAAAGGTGTATGGGGTACACATAAGTGGGCATTGTATTGGAGAGATGACTTCACTAAGATTGCAACATTCTCCAATGAATTCAATGCCTATCAGGCAAGACAAACTATCCTTGAGAATTATGACCAAAGAACTTTTTGATCCAGTTCTTGACAATCTGCCTCAACCAGTTGATGGTATTAACCCACAACTTGAGTTGTTAACACAAAGGGAACAGTTGATGGAAGATATCATCAGCATTGTTGATGAGTATGATCTGAAGAAAGGGTTTGCTACTAAGGATGAATTAGCAGAATACCTATGTGATGCTGTCTGCAACAACTTTCCTGTGTAGATTGTTAGTAACCTCCAAATGTCCTCTATAGTGTAACCACACACTGCTTCAAATGCCTTTCACTTCTGAACTCACCTTTGCTGTTATGAATCCTGAATTTCAGGGTGCATATCTTGCAACATGTGATAATGATATCTCCACTGCAAAACTGTTTGACAACAAGACAGAAATGTATGGTTGGATCAAAGAACAATTGGAAGTGAAAGGATATGATTTTGTGACCACAACTATCCTGTCACATGATGGCACTGTTGACCAAAGATTAAACACCAAGTATGCAATTTATAAACTTGATGTTGATAACTGCTATAAATTTGGTCCCATTGAACCAGTTATTTCCACAAACATCTGGGTTGAATATATGACTAAGTAATGATCCTGGGCATTGTAACATCTAATTGTGGTGGTTACATTGTTACATGTAAGACCCAATGTTGGGATAATTAAAGTTAGTAACCTCCAAAGGTCTGCTATAGTATGAACACCACTACACACCACAACATGAAGTTTGAAGATGGGTTCTATATGAACCAAACTGCACAGGACAATCCTGTTATGATGGCAGCATTAGAATCATACAAGAAACAACTTATTGCAGAAGCAGATTATAGAAACAAAGTAAGGTCTGGTGAGATACAACCAGCACCATGGGGTAGATATAACATTTCAGACAGAGATTGATAAGAATTAAAGTTAGTAACCACCAAATGTCCTCTATAGTATGAACACAACAATCGCAAACATCCTAGACACACTTCCTACATTCATTGTTGAAATGGATGCAGACTGGGAGATGGTAACAGATTATGTTATGTCCCAGATACAACCAACCATCCCAGAATGGGCAATGATTGATAAAGTTTTTGAAACCACAATTGCAGAACTATGAATATCTACAAAGAACAAATCCTTTCACAAGGTAAAGAACCAAGCAACAAAGTAGCAGATCTTGGTGAGTTTCCCAAAACAATCTATGGGAGAACTTATGATACTCAAGAGGAGTATCTTGCTGCTTTACATGATTTCCTCAATTCTAATTAACACCACATCATGAACATCAAAACAACTGAAATCTGTGATGGATTGATTACACTTTGTCTCACAGATGATGAAGGTAATGAGTATGTGTATTTGAATGATATTGAAGATGATACTATATCACCATTGAAGGATTACAGTCAGTTTGGTGTTAATGGACTGAGGTTGATAACTGAGAACAATGAATATGAGATTGAATTCAATTAAAGTTAGTAACCTCCAAATGTCCCCTATAGTGTAACCACACACTAACCACTTATGAGAAAGATTGAATCCCAAATGTGTCAAGCAATTCAAAACAATGAGTCTTGGCAATCTGGCAACACAGCAGTTCACACCCAACAAGATGGTGTGTCTACTGTATATCTGCATGGCAACAAGATTGCAGAAGTAGGCGATGATTATATGACTATCTTTGATGGTGGATGGCAAACTGTCACCACAAAGTCTAGACTCAATGCATTATGCACAGAGTTTTGTATTGCTGGTGAAGGTGTATTTCAAAAGAATTATGATTGGTTCATCAGTAAGTTTGACACCACAACTAATCAAATGACCAACATTCTGTTCACCAATGGTTTTGTATTCTCCTGATATGATGAAGATTATTCACTCTGTAATCAATGGTTGCACTTATACACTCTGGAAAGGATGTGTATTATTCTATCACCCACAATATGCTGATGGAACATTAGAAACTAAGTTCTATAAGTATGCAGAAGTGGAGTGGGATTTGCTAGATGATGATACATTAGCAGAAGCAGATAGATGTTATGATATTCTTAGATTACAAGCAAAAGCACAACAAGCACAAGCAGCATGACTAAACATCAAGTAGTTTCCATTGTAAGAAACACTGTCAAAGATTATTCTGATAAGGAAGGTGTTACTTTCACTAGAGATATGAAATGGGCAGTATTTCTCAACTGCTGTGATAATTTGTTATCAGAGCACAGGATTACAGCACAACAACATAAGTCCTGGACTCATCCTTTCTAGGATTAAAGTTAGTAACCTCCAAATGTCTCCTATAGTGTAAGGGTTCAGTCTTCTCACTCCCACTTCTCTCCTAGTATTGTTTCTGAGAGTTT